CATTCTCATGTTACAATGCGTTTATGGAATCACCCGAGGAAGTTTCCCTCCTTTCGGCCTCGGGTGGTGAAGTGCGGTAACCTTCCTGCTAATGAAGGCGTGAAGAGTATTGAAGCAATGCGACGAAAAAGCATCCTGTATTTGTAAGCAGGCTTGTAATCCTCATACCTCCTGCTGTAGCGATTGTCTCGGCAGACAGGTCACTGAGGGCTTACAAGTAAGAACATCGTAATAAGTCCCAGACGCAAGCCTCTCCGGTTCCCCTCCCGGATGCTCAAACGGTGTCTTCGGTAGCGGTGTTCTTTCTTGTGGGCCGTTATCAGAGGTAAGCTGGGCATTGGCGCAGCCTTTGTATGCAGCATCCACTTCAAATGCGTAAAGTCCTTCTCCCTGAAGTTACGCGTGTCATCTCTTGGTCTTCCGAGGGGTGCTTAGAGGGTCGTCAGGAATCCTTCGAGCTGGGGTGTGAAGCCCTGCCTGATTAGTTTTGCAACCTATCATCTAAGACTAGGACGCGTCGTTGATAAAGGCGTGAATGCAGGATCGTACCCTGCTAGGTTGCTTCAGAGCAAGAACAAACAGAAGCCTGCGTGACAGGACACAATATAAAGTGTAAGCATAAGCCCACTTCTGGAATCTCATTTGAGAACGCCCAGAAGTGGGCTTTATTACATTTATATTTAGGAGAAGATTATGGCTATCGAAATTCGTATTATTAGTATTGGGGGCAAGTTCTCCCTGCGGGAGTGCATCGTGGATGAGGACGGATATGTGGAGCAAGTATTGGATGCTCCTGAAAACAAATACAAGACATTGACTGAGATGAAGGCTTTCTTGGAGGCTACAGGGAAGGCTGGGAAAATGGCGGTTACGGTTATTAACAGCTCGAATCGTAGTGAGCTGATTCGTAGTGAGCGATGGGAGGGGTGATGAATGGCTGAACAAATGTTGTTTGCTCCCTGTAGCGTCAACCAACGCATTCTGTTGATGGATGAAACTACAGATGTGATTATTACGGGTGGTGGTAGACTTGTGCCTTCACGATAAAAGCAGTTCCTTAAACGGTGAAACCCTCGGATGAGGCAATACCGTGCCAAGCCCTTAATAGGTGCAGTGCGTAACGACTATCGAAAAGCAGCCAAGGCTGAACTGAGTAGAGTAGGATCAAGCGATCCGAAACAGGAACAACCGAGAGGTTAAGATATAGTCTGAGCTTCTACAGCGATGTAGAGATGCGGGTAAAGCCGCTGGCAAGCAAGTAGCGAAGCTTGTTGAACAATACCGGCAGGTGGCGGTAAAGCGTTAGCGCACGGTGAAAAAGTGCTAACGCCTGATGGTTTTATAAACATTGAAGATACGAAAGTCGGGGATCAGGTTGTTACCCCATCTGGTAGTATTGAGCGCATCACGGGAGTTTTCCCTCAAGGTGTGGTTCAACTATACCGAGTAGAATTCCAAGATGGGCGTTCAGTAGAGACTTGTGGAGAACATCTGTGGAAGTTTCATAGATCTGGTAACGGAAGCAGTAACTCTATTGTTGGAAATACTCTGGAAATGCTGCAACATCTTGGCACAGTAAAGCAGTATGGTAAAGGCTCTCCAATCATCCCGCTTGTTTCTCCTCTTAGTGATAACTCAACTTCCTTGCCGCTTCCGCCATATCTGGTAGGGTGTTTGCTTGGAGACGGGTATCTGCCTCTCAAGGGACAACCTAGCCTTACAAGCGCAGACCCTTTTATTATTGAAGAGTTAGCCAGAGACGGAGTGGATATTGGTGGAGTAACTCGTAGCGAAGGTAATCTAGCCTCTCAGTATAGTATTAAAGGGGTTCGTAGTAAGTTGAGGGATTTGTGCTTAGAAGGAACGAACAGCTTTACGAAGTTTATTCCAGAAGAGTATAAGAACGGTAGTTGTGAAGATAAGTTCAGTATCATTCAAGGACTTTTCGATACAGATGGGTATGTGTCCCCAGATGGGAAAACCTATTACTACACAGTCTCGAAGGATCTTGCAAAAGATGTTAGAGAGATTCTATATTCCCTCGGATTTAGTGTGACAACTACCATTAAGGTGGGCAAGTATAAAAAAGACGGTGAAGTTGTAGTCTGTGGAGATTGTTACTGTCTGTATGTACGGGGAAAGAATCAGAAACGATTGTTCAGGCTGCCAAGAAAAGCAGAAAGAGCGAGAGAGAAAAGTGTTGGCTTGAAAGTAGTCTCTATTGTTCCTACGCGAGTTGGGCAGGCTACTTGTATTTCTATCTCCGGCGAAGAGAAGTTATTTGTGACAACAAACTACATTGTCACCCACAATACGCGGATGTGCTTGACAAAGTATTTAGCATATCTTTCCGATAAAAACTTCCGTGGAGTAGTATTCCGGCAAAGTTTTCCACAACTTTCTGCCCCCGGAGGTATCATTGATGAGTCGCACCAGATTTATCCATACTTCGGTGGCATATATAAGGCTCAAGCTAAGAAGTGGGTGTTTCCTAGTGGAGCTACCTTGCAGTTCGCCGCAATCGGGGATGATAGGGACTTACCGGGATGGCAAGGTAGCCAGCTCACAAATGTCCTCGTTGATGAAGCGGCTGAATGGACTGAGAAACAAATTCTATTCCTCTTAACTCGTATGCGGTCTGCGAACTTCAAAGGTAAGTTGCAGATGATTCTCTCCACCAACCCTTCAAACACCTCTTACTTGTTTGATTGGTTGCTCCCGTTGTTGGACGAGGATACGGGAGTACCACGAGAAGGCACAGAGAACATCATCCGGTGGTTCGTGGTTATTGACGACAAGGTAAGATTTGGCCCGTCGCCAGAGGCGTTATATGAAGAGTTCGGAACAGGTAAAACACTAGGGGTCGATTTTATTCCTAAGAGTGTCAGGATGATTCCTTTGTCTGTGTATGACAACACTATCCTTCTTAAGAACAACCCCGAGTATTTGGCAAATCTTTTGTCGCAATCTAAGATTAACCAACTACGTTTTTTAAAGGGAAGTTGGACGGCGGTAGCTAATGGTGGCGTATATTGGAACAAGAGTTTTACAGAAGGGCAGATGATTGATGTTCAAGACCTCCCGGAAGATATTACATGGGTCAGGTACTATGACTTCGGAAGTTCTGAGCCATCTACCGCTTTACCAAACCCCGATTGGTCGTGCGGAATAAAACTTGGAAGGCAGAAAAGCACGGGAAATTATTTCGTTGCAGATGTTCTTCGGTTTAGGAAAAGCCTACAAGGAATCTTAGACGAGGTTGAACGACAGGCATTTATTGACGGGACAGAAGAGTGTCAGGTCGGAATTCCACGCGACCCCGGAGCTGGGGGAAAGTTCGCTAATCTGTTTATGACAAGAGAACTAGCGGAAAGGGGGATTCCAACTAAGACAGAAATTGTCTCTGGGCACTCCTCAAAACTCTCTAAGTTCCTTCCCTTCTGTAGTATGTGCGAAGCCAAGGCGGTATTCTACGTCAGGGCACACTGGAATGATGATTTCTTCAATGAACTTAGCATTTTTGACGGCGGAAATCGTAAAACCAAGGATGACCAAGTGGATGCGCTCTCAAGCGGTTTTAGGGCACTTGCTAGGTCAAACACCCTCCCCACCTTCTCCCTCGGCAACGACGCCTACACCCGCCCCTCCCCAATAAACTAACAAAACTCAATAGTATTCCTACGTATTATAAAATATATTTAGGGATACTATTGACTTGTTAAACTTATCGTGCTATAATCTATATATCCAAATAATGTATAACCAAAAGGAGGCTTAATGGCTGAAGCTCTGAATGATAGCCTTCTACAGCGTGATCCTGATTCCCCCGGAGCACCTCGTATTGGCGGAATGTCTGAAGTAGGCTACGTTGGTACTAAGGTTATCTCCAAGCAGATCCTCGAAGAGGAGAGCCGCGAATGGCGGATGCCCGCCCGTATCCGCACAGTAAACCAGATGGCTAAGTATCACGCCATTGCAGCAGCCCTGCAGTTTTACACTGTAATGCTCGCAAGAACACCCTACCAAATTACTGTAGGCGCTGAAGCAACTGATGCTGAGAAAGAACGAGCCAAGTTTGTCCAGACGTGTCTTAACGACATGGACGACAGCTTCTTCTCCACTCTCGTATCAGCTCTCTCCTACCTGCGCTATGGTTTCTCTATCTATGAGAAACAATACAAGCGGCGCGTCAAAGGTAAATCCAAATATAAAGATGGCCTGATTGGCCTTGCTGGTTTGAAGCCTCGTAGCCAATCCACTATTAGCGGCTGGCTCTACTCTGAAGATGGCCGCACCCTGAAGGGTGTTGAGCAATCCACAGAGAACATGGAGTATGGCGCTCGCTACTCTGTACTAGGAACTAAGATTGAAATTCCTCGTGAGAAGATTGCTATTTTTAGCTGTTCTCCGATGAATAGTAATCCTGAAGGCACTAGCTTGCTACGTGGAGCGTATGATGCTTGGCGCAAGGCCATTGAGATTGAGAATTCTGAGCTTCTCGGCATTGCCAAGGATCTTGGGGGTATCTTCAAAATGGGTATCCCAGCGGCTTACCTAGACCCTAATGCAGATGCTGGCAAGAAGGCTGTAGCAGATGAGTTTAAGAAGGTATTGCGGAATATCTCCCAAGGAGAACAGTCCGGCATCCTGCTTCCGTCTGACTCGGACGAAACCACCAAGAAAGAATTATTCACAGCAGATATTATGCAGTCCCAGTCTG